GTGAGGGTATTTGTTAATGGTACTTTTGATATCCTTCATAGAGGACATTTAGAACTTTTAAGGTATGCAAAGAGTTTAGGATATGTTATTGTTGGTATTGATACTGATGACTGTATAAAGGAAAAGAAGGGTCCTACAAGACCAATACATAATCAAGAGGAGAGGAAGTTTCTCCTTGAGAATTTAAAAACAGTCGATGAAGTAATATTCTTTTCAAGTGAACCTGAGTTTGAGGAATTGATAAAATCTCTTAAACCTGATATAATTGTTGTCGGATCTGATTGGAAAGAAAAGTCTACTATCAAATCTTATTATGATGGTGAATTAATTTTCTTTGATAGAATGGAAGAATATTCCACTACAAAAACAATTGAAAGAATATATGAAAATCTTAGTAACAGGACATAAAGGTTTTATTGGTAGTAATTTATATCGGTATTTAAAACATCTTGGATATGATGTTGATGGAATTGATTTTCCAGATGATATAGGAGATTTTAAAACAGATAAGATATATGATGTAGTAATACATTTGGCTGCATTTGCTGCATTGAGGGATAGTCTTAAGAATCCTGATAAGTTCTGGGAGAATAATGTAGAGAAGACAAAAAGAATATTTTCTTATTGTAGAGATAATGATATTAGACTTTTATATGCTAGTTCTGCTGGAGTCTATGGATGGTGGCAGAACCCTTATGCTATAACCAAGAAGGTAAATGAATCCATGGCACCTCCTGATAGTGTGGCAATGAGATTCTTTAATGTATGGGCAGAAGAAAATAGTAGATCTGATATGCTTTATAGAATGTTACAAGAGAATACTGCGAAGTATATTACAAGACATAAGAGAGATTATATTCATGTATATGATGTTTGTAGTGCTATTTTTTATTTGATGAATAGTAATTTTATTGGACCTATTGATATTGGAAGTGGAGAGTCTATTCCTGTTATGGATCTAGCAAAAGCAATGGGAAGGGATCTACCAATTAAAGATGTGGTAGGAGAACCGGACAGTTTATGTGCTGACACAACAGAGTTGCAAAAATTGGGATGGTCATCTACAATAAATATCAAGGATAAGATCTATCCAGACTGATGACTACTGAATCACCACCCGAATGGGCTAAAGGGGGTCCTATAAGACGACCTGTTGATATGAGTGACACCTTTAAAAAGGAAGGGTGGGAGTATTGTAGATTTCTTATTACAGATCCAAGGAGTGATGAGTATCTGAGGAAGTGCTATGAACGTTCCAAACTGGAGACACCACAGCAAGAAGGAGAAGAAGAGGACTCTTAAACCTCAGGCACTCCGCCAGGCTAAGGCAAGGCTACAACACTTTAAGAAGTGTCACATGAATCCGTCCAAGAGGCGGATTTTGTCTTATTATGGATTCATACAAAACAAAACACATGCCAGTTCAGCAAGAAATCAAGTCACAACTAGCGAAGTTACTTGCTACTGAGGATATTGTAGTAGAGCACAAGCAGGTAGAAAGTGCTCAGTTTAATGTTCGCAGTCGTGTATTAATCCTTCCTTTATGGGAGAAAGCAAGTAGTGTAGTATATGATATGTTGGTTGGTCATGAGGTAGGTCACGCACTCTTTACACCTGATAAGGATTGGTGGTTAGAACATGATATTCCTCAGTCAATTGTTAACGTAGTTGAAGATGCAAGAATTGAAAAGTTGATGAAGCGTAAATATATGGGTATTGCAAAAAGTTTTTATAAAGGTTATACTGAACTTCACCAAAATGATTTTTTTGAATTAGATGGCGAAGATCTTGATACTTTTAATCTTGCTGACCGGGCTAATCTATATTTCAAGATTGGTTCGTTCCTTCCTATATCTTTTTCGTCTACTGAAAAACCGATTATCGATTTAATCCAAAATGCCGAAACGTTTACTGACACCTTATCCGCAGCAGAAGCGTTATATAATTTCTGTAAGCAAGAAAAGGAAGAAACGCTGGAAAATCAACAGCAAGCTGAGTTGGATTTTAAGCAAGACCTTGAAATTTCTGGGGATAGTGACACTGGCAGCACTTCTGATAGTGAGTCTTCCGTTTCTGACACTGATAGCAGTTCTTCTTTGGAAGATAGGAGCGATAGTTCTTTTAGCGATGATTGGAGGACTGATACTTCTTCTTCTATAGATGATATAGAAGTTCACACTGCTGATGCCTTAGAGAGTAAACTTAAAGATCTTGTTAATTGTGATGGAGAGGAGAATGTTTATATAGAGATTCCTAAGGTTAATTTAGATGGTATAATTGTAAGTAATGAAGAAGTTCATAAGTATATTGATAATGATTGGGAAAGACAAAGGAAGTTATGGAAAGAAAGTGAACTTCCTATGTCTATTAAATTTGATGATGTAGATGCTGATTATGTACAATTCAAAAGAGATGCACAAAAAGAAGTCAGTTATTTGGTCAAAGAGTTTGAATGTCGTAAGGCAGCTACGAGTTATGCTCGTTCTACTACTAGTCGCACTGGGATTCTCTCTACAGAGAAGCTTCATACTTACAGATATAACGAGGATCTCTTTAAGAAGATAAGTGTTTTACCTGATGGTAAGAATCATGGATTGGTTTTCATATTGGATTGGTCTGGATCTATGCAATATGTTTTGCAGGATACTCTTAAGCAACTTTATAATCTTATGTGGTTCTGTAAGAAAGTGCAGATTCCTTTTGATGTTTATGCTTTTACAACTGAGTGGACTAGAAGAGAGGAGAATGTGGATTATAATGAATTAAGATCTCAATATGAAGCGAAGAATGGAATATTTATGATTGAGAAGGATTTTAATTTGATGAATATTTTCACTAGTAAGACAAGAGGTAAGGAACTAGAGAAACAGATGATAAACATTTGGCGTATTGCTCAATGTTTTAGAGTAAGGTCTTTGTATACTTATCCTCCACGTTTGTGTCTTTCAGGAACTCCTCTTAATGAATCTCTTGTTTGCCTTCATGGGATTCTTCCTAAGTTTCAAAAGGATAATAATGTTGAGAAAGTTCAGTGTATTGTATTGACGGATGGTGAAGCACATCATCTTCCTTATCATGTATCAATACAACGTCGTTGGGAACCTGCACCTTACTTAGGATCTCGTAGTATTAATCCTGAAAAGTGTTTTTTACGGGATCGGAAATTAGGTAAGACATATAAGTTTGGATATAGATGGAATCAATTCACTGATACTCTTCTTCAAAATTTAAAAGATAATTTTCCTTCTGTTAATTTTATAGGTATTAGAGTTCTTCAAAATCGTGATGCTAAATCTTTTATGAGATTGTATTATAATGGTTGGGAAGATGAAGATATGATTAAGGATTGGAAGAAGACTAAGAGTTTTACTATTAAAAATTCTGGATATGATGCTTACTTTGGAATGTCTGCTAATAGTCTTGCAGATGATGCAGAGTTTGATGTTGATGAAGATGCAACAAAAGCACAAATTAAAAGAGCATTTGTTAAGTCACTTAAAACCAAGAAACTAAATAAGAAAGTGCTTGGAGAATTTATTGAGTTGGTAGCATGACCGAAAAACCTTACGATGATTCTAATTGGCGTGAAGAGATGAAGGGGTATACCAATAGCAGGTATGAGTTAAATCTCTTAGAGAATGGACCTGATAGTCTTGCAGCTAGTTGGATGATGGGTGCATTGCATAATAGGTGGAAAAAAATAAAGGGTTATAAAGATCCTGAACCACCTGATTGTTCATCATCTTTACAGGAATGGGAGAAGAGTATAAAAAAATATGAAGATTAAATCTGATAGATTATTTGGTGTTCCTTTTTCTCTTTGTAAAATTGATCCTGAATCTTATAATAAAGAAGAATTAATTGATAATCATAAATCTAATTATTTAAAAAATCCTAATCGTAATAAGTGGAGAGAAAATAATCTTAATATTCATCATGCATATCTAGATTGGGATAATCCTAATTTTATAAAACCTGATTACTCTCAACTTATAAAAGTATATGAAGAGGTAATTCCTAAGTGTCTTCAGGAATGTGGATTAGTGGGGGATTATAAGTTTTCTTTTGATATTGTTAATTATAATTGTATGAGTGATGGTGGATATATGTCTGCCCATCAGCATATACAGCAAGACTTTGTAGGAATACATTATATACAGTTTGATTCTGAAAATCATCAACCAACTTTATTTTTTAATGAACATCCCTTTGCAAATTATCAAGAAGATATTTTACCACATATGAAAAAGTTAGTTAAACCTAATAGTTTATATACTTCTTGTTTCAGTCAGCAGTGGCAGCTTGGTATAGAGGAAGATGATTATTGTATAGTTCCTGGATTTTTAAAACATGAAGTACCTGCTCAACCTAAAAGCAGTAAGTTGAGAATGGCAATTTCTACAAATATAAAAGTTTGGAGTCAATAAAAAAAGTGTCTACTTTACCCAATAAAGCACCCCTTTTCGTGTAATATGGATATATTGAAACGAATTACACTATGTTTGAGATTAAGATGACCAGAGAAGAAATCATCGAAGGTCTGAAAGCAAACTATGGAACTGAATTCACTGCAGCAGATGTGAAGGGGTTCTGTGCAATGAATGACATTGCTTATCAGACTGTCACTAAAAAACTTGATCAATTTAAAGTTGGTCGTGGCAAGTGGAATTTGGAAGTAACAGTAAAAGCAGTTAAAAATATTGAGAATTCTTTTGCAGCACCTGCTGTTGAGCATAAATTAGAACAGAACCTTATACCAGAAACAGATGATACCTTCGTCAAGTTTGGTCCTTTTAATGATCTTAAGGCCATTCTCAAAGCCCGTATGTTCTATCCTACATTCATCACGGGACTTTCTGGTAATGGTAAAACGTTTGGTGTCGAACAAGCGTGTGCTCAACTTAAGAGAGAATTAATACGTGTCAACATCACAATCGAAACCGACGAAGATGACCTTATTGGTGGGTTTCGCCTTATTGACGGTAACACTGTATGGCATAATGGACCAGTTATCGAAGCACTGGAAAGGGGAGCTGTCCTCCTTTTAGATGAGATAGATTTAGCATCTAATAAGAT